GTTGTGTCTGCTGCAACCTCAGTAGTTGGAGACCAACTTGCTGCAAGATATAATATTGATTATTTTGAGAATAAAGCAGTGCCAAGATACATTGTTACACTAAAGGGTGCAAAGCTAAGTTCAGAAGCAGAAGATAAGTTGTTTAGATTCCTACAGTCTGGTCTTCGTGGACAGAATCATAGAACTCTTTACATCCCACTTCCTGGAGACGGTCCAGACAACAAAGTTGAATTTAAAATGGAACCAGTTGAAAATGGAATTCAAGAAGGATCATTTGATAAATACAGAACTTCAAATGTTCATGATATTCTTATGGCACACCAGGTTCCAATTTCTAAAGTTGGTTCAGATCCTGGTAGTTCGATTGCATCAGCACTCGTATCTGATAGAACATTTAAAGAACAGGTAGCAAGACCAGCTCAAAAGAATTTAGAAAAAACAATCAATAAGCTTATTAAAGAAAAGACAGACATTCTTTTGCTAAAGTTTAATGAATTAACTTTGACTGATGAAAATACTCAGAGTCAAATTGATGAAAGATATCTAAGAGCACAAGTTGTTGTTCCAAATGATATTAGACCTAGACTTGGACTCCCAGTAGTTCCACAAGGAGACGCTCCAGTAGTTATGACCCCTCAACAACGTGCAGAGCAAAATGCTCAAATGTCTGGAACAAGACAAAGAGATCAACAAAGAACGGACCAAGCTTCAGATTCAACTGCAACGACAACAGGAAGAAATCCTGGTGGCGAAGGAAGATCTGTAGTATAATATAACAATATTATAAAATATAAAAAAATACATATATAATAGGAATAACATGACTAATTTAAGCAAGGCTTATTGGACATCAGATAACGATGATATCAAGTTATCAATGCCAATCGCTAAAGTAGATGTAGAGCGTAGAATCGTTTCTGGATTTGCTACGCTTGATAACATTGACAAGCAAGCAGACATTGTTCCTACTGATGTAAGTATAAAGGCTTTTGAAACATTCCGTGGCAACTTGAGAGAAATGCATCAGTCTATTGCAGTTGGCAAAGTTGTTAATTTTAGACAAGAAAAGTTTTTTGACAAGTCTACAGACAAACTTTACAACGGTGTTTATGTAGACGCATATATTTCTAAAGGTGCTCAGGATACCTGGGAAAAGGTTCTTGATGGCACTCTTTCAGGTTTTTCAATTGGCGGAGTAATCAAAGATTCAGAAAATAGCTGGGATGAGAATATTGATAAGACAATTAGAATTGTTAAAGACTATGAACTTCATGAACTATCTTTAGTAGATAATCCAGCAAATCAATTTGCAAATGTTGTGTCAATTCAGAAAGTTAATAAGGACGAACAAATTGATGGTATAATTGCAAAAGCAGATCTTGAAAATGTCTACTGGTGTGAGAATGACGGTATCGTCAGACTTTCAGAAGTTGACGATTCAAGTTGCCCATCATGTGAAGTCAGTATGAAAAATATTGGTTTTGTTGAGACAAAGGATGTAGAGAAAGCTATGACAGTTAAATCAATTTTAAACAAGTTTATTGGTTCTACAGACCTTGCTAAATCTGAAGATGTTTCCGAAACCCCACAAACTTCAGGCGAAACGCTTGAATCAGCGATTGACAATAATGCGTCAATTGTTAAAAACAATATAGAGGAGGAGAACAACGTGTCAGAAGATAATACAGTAGTAGAAGAGACCGTTGAAGAAGTTGCAGCTGAAGAAGCTGTTAATGAAGCTCCTGCCGAAGAAACCGTAGAAAAGTCAGTTGACGCAGTTGACGCTGTTGAGGAAACAGTAGCTAAGTCTGCTGATCCAGAAGAAGCACCTGCAGAAGAAGTTGCAGAAGAAGTTGCTTCTGATGAAGTTGAAGTTGAGAAGTCTGTTATTGCAGAAGATACAACCGATTCTGAGCTTGTAAAAGCTGTTGACGAAATTAAGGTTTCAGTAACAGAGGCAGTGAGTGAACTTGTTTCAACAATTAAGTCACTAAATGAAGAGATTGCAGACCTTAAAAAGGGTCACGCCACAGTAGCAGAAGAAGTTGCTGGAGTAAGAGGCAGTCTTGAAGAGTTTGGAAAGCGTGTGGATGGTCTAGAAGACGATACCGCTGTCCGTAAGTCTGGCGATCTTGGCGGGATCGTTCAGGGCAATACAATAAGAAAAGGGTCTATGTGGGGTGGACGTTTCCTAAATTCCGCTGACCTATATCATTAAGAGAAACTGGAGGTGAAATAAAAAATGACAGAAAATAATGAAATTTTAGAAAAAGCGGCTGCAGCTGGTACTATCGCATCTGGTGGTATTGGTGGAGTAAGTACTCCAGCAGCTGGAATTCTTGACAATACTAACCCAGTTGGTGATCTAGTGTCTGATGGCGGTATTTTGCAGCCTGAACAGTCACGTCAGTTTATTGAGTATATCTTTGAACAGCAGGTTCTAGCCCAAGATGGTCGTAGAGTCACAATGAGAGCTAACACAACTGAACTTGAGAAGATGAATGTTGGAGAGCGTGTAATCCGTGCAGCAGCACAGGCAGACGCAACCTACACTAACGCTGATGTACAGTTTACAAAGGTTACTCTTACAACCAAGAAGATTCGTCTTGATTGGGAAGTTTCGACTGAAGCTCTTGAAGATAATATCGAAGGTGCTGGTCTGGAGGATCACTTGGTCCGTACAATGACCCGTGCGTTTGCTAACGATCTTGAAGATCTAGCCATCAATGGTACAGGAACTGGTACAAACAACTTCCTGAACATCCTTGAAGGTTTCGTATCAATCGAAGCCGATGGTAATTCAGCAACTTATGGTACAACTATCGAAAGTTTGCAGGGACTTGTTCTTGCAATGCCTCGTAAGTACCGTGGTTCCCGTTCAAACATGAAGTTCTATGCAGACACTGAAACCGTTGCTGCAATAATCAACGGTCTTGGTTCTTCTGGTAACTTGAATTCAGAGCGTATCATTGAACGTGTAGTTGATGGAGTTGCTCCGTCAACTCTTGGTGCACCAATTCAATATCGTGTTCTAGGTCTTCCATTGGTTGAAGTTCCTTTGATGCCAGCTGGTTATGTATCACTTACATTCCCAGAAAACCGCATCTGGGGCTTCCAGAGAGACGTAACAGTACACCGTGAGTTCAAGCCAAAGAAGGATACAGTAGAATATACCGTATTCCTACGCTTTGGTGTAGCAGTTGAAGAAACTGATGCAGTAGCATTCATGCAAGACTAATTATAGTCACACTTGGAGGGGAGGCATTAATTTGTCTCCCCTTCATCTATTTATGAATGATATAATAATATAGATGTATTATGACAAAAGTTAAAGATAATCTTGTTTGTTTATTTGTAGAAAATGCAAGTATCTATGAAAAAACTCTTGGTAAACTTAACAGAGGATATAATGTTGTAAGTAAAGAAGATGCTGATATCTGGGTTAGTAAATTCCCCAAAATTAGAGTCACATCTCCAGAGGAGGTAGCCGAAGCTTTCGGTGTTAAATAATGGAAGTTTTAAGAATTAATGGGGGTATCCCAACAGCTTTGTTTTCAGGTCTTGTTCCAAATAGCCTGTACACCCTTGAGTATTCAGACATTTTAACAGATGTAGTTGTTTCAGCAAGTGCTACTGCAAACGCAACTGGAGAAGTATCCTTCCTACTTAATGAAAAGTACGCATCGTATGATGCAGTTTTAGATGCAAATGTTTATGACTATTTAGATGAAGTAGTTGTTGCTACAAATATTGATGTTGTTAGACCATACACAAACATCTCTACCCTTGCCACAGATTTAAATAAAACTGTTACACAGGTAAAAGAAATGGAAAGAATTGCAAGGTACATCATTGATTCAGAAGTTTCTCAAGGATTTGGATATGTTAGAAAAGAAAAAGAAATTGTTGGAAATGGATCTGACTATCTAGTAGTTAATGAAAAGATTAATAAACTTTACAAGGTGTATGAAAATGGAACTCTTTTATATGATTCAACATCAGATACTAATGAATTAAATTTTACAATTAGCAAAGATAAGACTTCTATAGTTCCACTACACGAAGAAAGCAATAAAACAGAATACCCACAGGTATGGAGAGATAGATATTTGTCTAGAGCTTTTTCTGATGGGTATGATTATGTAATTGATGCAGACTTTGGATACAAAGTAGTCCCTCAGGATATTCAAGAAGCTACAAGACTTTTGTGCTCAGACATCTCAAGTGATAATATGAAGTATCTTAATAAGTATATTGAGTCATTTGATAATGATGACTTTAAGATTAAATTTGCAAAGAACTTCAATGCTAGCACAGGAAATCTTGTAGTAGATAGAATTTTAACAAAGTATAAGAATAATATTCGTATCGGGGTGTTATAAATGCTTTTTAATTCAGCCTTTGATGATATTTTTTATCCAATGACTGCTGATATTTACTACGCAGTAGAAACACAGTCTGAATATGGAAATATGACAAGAACTTGGCAATTTGACAGAACTGTAAATTGTTCAGCAATTACTGCTACTTCTGGAGTTTTGACTGCAGAGCTAAGGGTAAAGGATAAGTTTTTAGATTATGAATCATCTTTATTCTTTAGAACAAATGAAGATATAAGAAAAAGTACTTCTGGAAAATACTATCCAATAACAGCAACTGCAGTTACAAATATGAGAGATCCAAATGGTGATCCAGTATGGATTAATGCAGAAAATCTTAAAACAAAAGCTGAAACTGTTAAGACAAAGTATGAAGTTAAAACAATCATTCCAAGCTTTGACATGTTTCATAACATTGGAATGTATAGAGTATTCTTAAATCGTTCAGCTAATCAAAAGTGGGATATACCAGAATGATAACAGCTAGAATCAAGGGTGATGACGTTATAAGAATGCTTAGAAATTCTGTAGAGTATTCAAGTTCTTTTATGACAGAGTTAAAAGGAAATCAAGATATTTTAAATGCAAAAGTTGGTGAAGAATCAGTTGATGCTTTCTACGATTACCTTGATGGTCTTGCAAGGCTTCATCCAGGAATGCTACACCATGTCTACGAATGGGGGCAAGTCGGAGATCCAATGGGAAGACTCTTTGATTTAACAATGTCCCCTAATAAAACATCTGCAGTAATTACTGCTGAATTCTTAGAATCTGATGTACCATCTCCAACATCTTCAGAACCTTTTTATGATAAAGCACAGATTATGGAAGATGGAAGAACTGTAACAATTAATCAAGTTGAGGCAAAGGCACTATTCTTCGAAATAGATGGTGAAGAATTTTTTAGAAGCGGTCCAATTGTAATTGCAAATCCTGGAGGAGAAGCTACAAGAGGATCTTTCTTACAAGCATTTGATGAATTCTATGGATCTTATTTTACAGAAGTACATTTAAAGGCAATAAGATTTTATAAATATTTTTCAAATCCAAAAACATTTGAAACTTACTTTGGTTCTGCTGCTAGGGGTGGAGCTAAATCAAAAGGTAAAAAAGCTGCACTATCATGGATTATGAACGCACCAGGAGGAAGAAATGGTTTATAGACCAGAAAATATTATCAATCTTTATGTTTGGGAACAGTTTAAAACTCACGCCCCTGCATTCTACAACCTCTATGGTCCAACTTCTGGAGGGGCAGACATTATCCCCT